ATGATTCAATCCATCATCAAACGGGACGGCCGGGAAGTGCTGTATGACCAGCACAAGATCGCCGCCGCCATTCTGCGTTCCATGGAAGCCTCTGGCGACGGCGGCGCCGCGGATGCCGCCCGGGTCGCAAACGACGTCCAGCGGGAGCTGGAGGGCCGGTTCAGTTCCCATTCCCCCAACATCGAAGCCATTCAGGATGCGGTGGAGCATCAGCTCATGAACCACGGCTTCAACGCCGCCGCCAAGGCCTATATCCTCTACCGTGCCAACCGCACCCGTGCCCGGGAGGCCAACACCAGCCTGATGAAGACCATCGATGAGATCACCAACATCGACGCCCGTGTCAGCGATATGAAGCGCGACAACGCCAACATCGACGGCAACACCGCCATGGGCTCCATGCTGCAAATCGGCGCCGCGGGGGCGAAGGCCTATAACGAGATGTACCTGCTCCGTCCGGAGCACGCCAAAGCTTACCGGGAGGGCGACATCCATATCCACGATTTCGACTTCTATTCCCTCACCACCACCTGCTGCCAGATCGATATTCTGAAATTGTTCCACGGCGGATTTTCCACCGGCCACGGCTACCTGCGCGAGCCAAACAGCATCCAGAGCTACGCCGCCCTGGCCGCCATCGCCATCCAGAGCAACCAGAACGACCAGCACGGCGGCCAATCCATCCCCAACTTTGACTACGGCATGGCCGAGGGCGTCGCAAAGACCTACCGCAAGGCCTTTACCCGCCGCCTGCGGGAAACGGTGGAGGACTACCTGGACTTAAGCGACGAGGAGGCCGCCATCGCCGCCATCATCGCCGCGGCGGAATCCGCCACCGGCCAGACTGCCCGCCTGGAGAGCAGCGAAGCCTACCTGAGCGCCGTCGCCGACGGCCTGCAGGCCCACTACGGCATCACGCAGGCCCAGTCACGCAAGCTCATCGACCGCGCCTCCACCCGGGCCTACAGGAAGACCGACCGGGACACCCAGCAGGCCATGGAGGGCTTCGTCCACAATCTGAACACCATGCACTCCCGTGCCGGTGCCCAGACCCCGTTCTCCTCCATCAACTACGGCACCGACGTTACCCCCGAGGGCCGCATGGCCATCCGCAACGTGCTCCTCGCCCTGGACGCCGGCCTTGGCCACGGGGAGACCTGCATCTTCCCCATCCACATTTTCAAGGTCAAGGAGGGCGTCAACTACAACGAAGGCGACCCCAACTACGACCTGTTCCGCCTGAGCTGCAAGGTCAGCGCCCGGCGGCTGTTCCCGAACTACACCTTCCTGGACTCGCCGTTCAACCTGCAATACTATGTCCCCGGCCACCCGGAGACGGAAGTCGCCACCATGGGCTGCCGCACCCGGGTCATGGGCAATGTCTACGACCCCAGCCGCCAGATTGCCTACTCCCGCGGCAACCTCTCCTTCACCTCCATCAACCTGCCCCGGCTGGCCATCGAAAGCGGCGGCGACGAGGGTGTCTTCTTTGAAAAGCTTCAGGACATGCTGGAGCTGGTGGCCCAGCAGCTCCTGGACCGCTTCGAGATCCAGGCCAACAAGCACATCTACAACTATCCGTTCCTGATGGGCCAAGGCGTCTGGCTGGACTCCGACCATCTGACGCTCCAGGACGACCTGCGGGAGGTGTTGAAGCACGGTACCCTCTCCATCGGCTTTATCGGCCTTGCGGAGGCGCTGACCGCCCTGTACGGCCATCACCACGGCGAGGGCGAGGCCTTCCAGGAAAAGGGCCTGAAGATCATCGGCTTCATGCGGGATTTCTGCGACCGCAAGTCCCAGGCGATGAAAATGAACTTCACCCTCCTGGCCACCCCCGCCGAGGGCCTGTCCGGCCGCTTCCTACGCATGGACCAGAAGCGCTACGGCAAGCGCAAGGGCATCACCGACCGGGAGTACTACACCAATTCCTTCCACATCCCCGTCTGGTATCCCATCTCCGTCTACGACAAGATCCGTCTGGAGGCGCCCTACCACGCCCTGTGCAACGCGGGCCACATCAGTTATGTGGAGCTGGACGGCGACACCGCACGGAATGTGGAGGCATTTGAATCCGTGGTGCGCTGTATGCACGATTTCGGCATCGGCTACGGCAGCATCAACCATCCTGTGGACCGGGACCCCATCTGCGGCTACGTGGGCATCATCGGAGACGTCTGCCCCCGCTGTGGCCGCCGGGAGGGCGAGGAGATCCCCCCCGAGAAGATCGAACAGCTCAAGCGCATGTATCCGGAAATGCCCGCATTCCAGGGCATTGAATGACCATTACCAAGGAGGAATTCATTATGACTGCGAAAACCAAAAACGAAAAGCTGGGCAAGGGCGTTGGCTTCGAGCGCATCCGCCGCATCACCGGTTACCTGGTCGGCACCATGGACAAGTGGAACGACGCCAAGCGGGCCGAGGAGCGCGACCGTGTCAAGCACGGACTGAATCCGAATGCTTGACCTCAGCGGAATCGTCAGTGACAGCATCGTGGACGGCCCCGGCATCCGCCTGTGCATCTTCAGCCAGGGCTGTCCCCACCACTGTCCCGGCTGCCACAATCCCGAGACCTGGGCCTTTGGCTGCGGCACGCCCATGGAGGAGGAGACCCTCGTGGCCATCGCCAAGTCCAATCCCCTGTGCCGGGGCGTGACCTTCTCCGGCGGCGAGCCTTTCGCCCAGGCCGCCGCCTTTGCCCGCCTGGCGGAACTTTTGAAGCGGGAGGGCTACGAGGTCGCCTCCTATTCCGGCTACACCTTCGAGGCCCTGCTGAACGGCACCCCTGAGCAGAAGAAGCTGCTCGCGCACATCGATATTCTCATCGACGGACCGTTCCTGCTGGCGCAAAAGAGCCTGGAGCTTCCCTTCCGCGGCAGCCAAAACCAGCGGATTCTCGACGTCCCCAAAAGCCTGTCGTCCGGAACCCCCACTTGGACCCGCTCCCCCCGCTGGCTGGGAGAATATTGACAAAAAGAGGTAGCGCCCGCTCCGGCGCTACCTCTTTTGAAATTCTTTGCGCAAACAAAAACATAAAAAAGCCATCCAACTTGGATGGCTTTTTCTTTGGCGACCCGGACACGTCCAAATACGAACCTTTTACCTTCCCGGAGAAATCAGCCCCGCCCGCATTTTGAACCGCTGAGAAGGGCACCAGTGTCACCCCTGTCTTATCTATATTAAAGATAATTTTCAAATAATCTTCATACACAAAGACAGAATGAACCAAAGCACCAAACACCTGTTTGCGGAAAACTGGGTCATTTCTATCACCGTGACGGAAGCCGTCGAGCCAGCAAGCCACCGCCTCGGCCTTGACCTCTAGGGAGGTCTGCACCGTTGCCCTGTCAATTTGTTGGCACAGCGCCGCCCGGTCCGCTTCGGCATCCATCAACATTTGTTTTGTCGTTTCTGTTATAATACCCTGAGCAATGGCTGCGCCTATGTTCTTCAGTTGCTTTTCAACTTCGGCCAACTGCATCCGAAGGCTGGCAAGCAGAGCAGCGGCGTCACTGCTTTCAGCGCACCGGCGTTCTACCTCTGCGGAAATATAGGATATATTTTCATCCGTAAGGGCATCAAGGGCAGACTGCAGCACTGCTTCCTCTATCAAGTCCAGTTTAACATTTTTCTTATGGCAAGTCTTTGCCCGGCGGTTATTGCAGATATAGTAATAATACCGGGTTTTATTCCGACCGGTGCCTGCAGTGCCAGTCATGGGAGAGCCGCACAAACCGCAGAACAGCTTCCCGCTGAGCAAGTACGGTACTTCCGCCTTGTATGCCCCCGGCCTGTGGCGATTCAATTCCATTTTCCGCTGCACCCGGAAGAACAGCTCGTCTTCCACGATTCTGGGAACGGCCCCAGCCTGGCAAACGTCGCCGTATTCATATATGCCTATATATTTCTTATTTCTCAGGATCGTGGTAAAGGTGGACACTGTGAAGGGCTTACCCCTGGCCGTTTTGTGCCCCTCTTTGTTAAGCTGGTCCGCAAGCTGTGCCATAGGCTGCCCGCCGTCATACCATTCAAAAACCCGCTTTACCAATTCAGCCCCCACCGGATCTATCTGGTATTCCTTATTTGGGCCGGAGCGATAGCCCAGCGCCGGGGGACATGTAACCTGAAAATGCTGGGCCGCCTTATTCATACCCCGGATCACATCTTCGGAAAGTTTGGCGCTGAAATATTCGGCTACCGTTTCGATCATGCCCTGGGTAATAACGCCTGCGCTGCCCTCCGGAATAAACTCCGTTACGCTGATAAGATGGACCCCAGCTATTTCCAGTTGCCGCCGGTAAAGGGCGCTTTCGGCACGATCCCGGAAAAAACGGTCATACCGCCAAACCAGCACACAGTCCACCACGCCGGTGCTTGCGTCCCGGATCAGACGCCGGAAGTCGGCCCGGTTCTCTGTCCTGGCACTACGCGCCCGGTCTATGTACTCCCCTACCACGGTTATCTTGTGCTTTTCGGCATACTCCAGGCATATATCCCGCTGTCCTTCAATGCTCAATTCTTGTTGCTTGTGGCTGGAAAACCGGCAGTATATAAAAGCCCGCATAGGATCACCCCTTTTCTACCATTTTCGGGGAGCCACGAAAATGGTTTACTTTTCTGTAATATTCAGATGGACAAAAATAGTAGTTTCGTCTTTCTCCAATGTGTACACCTCTTTGTCTGTTTCGTCGTCGTATTCCATCGAAATGTATTTATACGGCCCGCCGCCAATCATACAATCAATATCTACAATACCGCCCCGGTCTATAACATTCCGAAGATGGGTACAAGAACCGGATTTGATATAGCCGACGTGCTGACCGTCTACAATAACCTTTATCGCCTTCGGGTCCTGGGGGGTGTCGTTCTCTGGAACAAGGTCAACTTTCTGCGGCGCAAAGAAATATTTCCATACTCTTTGCTGCACCCTGTCTTCTGCAATCAATTCCCGCTTGCTTAGATCGTAGTCCGGGTCCTCTGTGGCAAGTTCCAGAATATTATCGACGTAATGGGTAACGCCTGCAACTTTGTATTTATTGACTTTAACATTTTGAGCCGGTGTGTTTGGCATAGGGGCCGCCGTTGGTTCAACTGCGGGCGGAATGTGCTTTTCTTCCCCTGTTTCCGCCTGTTTCTCCATGCTTTTGGATTTCCAGAAGAAAAGAGCGGCAAGGGCACAAAAAACCAGGCCAACACCAACAGCACCGCCAAGAATCAGCAGTACAGCTAAGAAGCCGATAACAACGCCAAACAACCGGAAAAGAAACGGATATAATTTTTTCATATACTGCACCTTTCTACCCGCCCATTGTGGCGGGACTTTTTTTATTTATCCGATCTGCTTTTCCACGTTGGAAGAATCAGCAGCTTTTATATATACCTTTTCTGCCATGTCAAGGGTTTGCAATATGTATTCTTTCCCTTGCTGATTAAGTCCCCGATAACTGGTTAGTAAATGTTGTTCATCGGGTGTTAAAACAGTAGGAGAATTTACGCTTTTATCATGAGCGGAAGGATTTATCCCACCAATAAGTTCATCAAGCGTATACCCAAGGACTTGAACAACCGATCTCATAGTATCGAGCTTGGGGTCCTTTGTTACTCCGGCAAAAAGCTTTTCTAGCGTTGGTTCTGGTATGCCGGATTTTGCCGAAATCTCTTTGGTAGTCATTTTTGACATGGCTTTCATAGCCTTCAAATTATCAAACCACATAGCGCTATCCCCTTTCTGAAATCATTATATTACATCGCACATACAAAAGCAAGAAAAATATTTCCGTCAACGGTGGAAATATTTCTTGACTTCCACCGTTGACGGTGGTAATATAATTGCAAGACCACCGTTGGCGGTGGAAGGAGGTGCAATATGTATCCAAATCTAAATGCAGAGATGGCAAGGAAGGGTCTGTCTGTCAGAGATTTGCAGGCCGTTATCAGAAAGACTGACCGAACAACAAGGGATAAGGTTAACGGCTTAGCGGCGTGGACGTTGAACGAGGCGGCGGATATTAGGGACGCTTATTTTCCCGGAATGTCTTTGGATTATCTGTTCGCAAAGGCCCAATCGTGAGGGAGGGCGTCACGGTGTATATCCAGGAAGCAATCATGACCCGGACGGGCGAAAAACCGTATATCACCCGGCGGGCCTGGGAGTATATCACAACGGAGCCGGTGGCGGCAAGCGTTAAAATACTCCCTACAAACAGCCCGGACGGCTGCATTGTGGAGAGTGTGTCCGAAAGCAAGCCCCGCCGTGGGTGGCAGCCTACGGCGGGGGACCTGGTGGCAGACGATTGGGAAATCGTCGGATTATAACCCGGCTTTCTCAAAATATGCAGCTATCGCCGCACCGGTAACGCCGCTGGCTATGGAATTTATAGCCTCAAGCGAATAATTCCGCACGGCATCCATACCGGATTTGATTATAGACCAGTGCTTCGGATCACGAATACCGTTCAAAAATTCGTGCCCCGCATAAGTCATATAATTCACCACGCACCTGTAAACGGTGCCATTACTCCATGTAATTTGTGCTTTTATATACCCAGCCTGTTCTAAGTTGTGGAGCGTATAAAAGACGTCTTCCTGGGAGTAGTCCGACAAGGACTGGCAGAGCTGGGACAGGCTGAGAGAACCGAAAGCCATGTGTCCCCGTCCATCGTCCTTTATTTTCCAGTCGTTTTCTATTTGGAGCATTACAGCGCGTATGCAATCCGGGTTTAACTTCATAAAATCACCCCCTTTCGAGGTGATTCTACCAAACACAAGCCAAACAATCAAGAGATATTCAGAACAGGAGGACCACCATGGGCCGCATAACAAAAGACACCGCCGCCCAATTGGTGGCGTGTATCTGCCGGAATAAGCTGTGGGCCACCCCGGAAGAAACCGCCGAATGGTTAAAAACAGAAACAGGGCAGCGCATTGCTGCCCTTATCGAAAAGGAACGGAGGAACCGACAATGACCAAAAAGCCCAGTTTTGCAGTCAAGTACATGGCGAAACCGATCACAACAAGCCTTGATTGCTATAGCTGCGAATACTGCCACCGTGTCCGCTATCTGAAAGGGGAATGGCACTGCCGGAAATACAAACCAGGCGAGCCACCGGAGGGGCTGACGTGCTTTGTTCGCCGGGGCAAAGAGCCGAATTGCTTTGACTGCGCGTGGTGGCGGGACAGCGGCAATCGGTGCATGTGTGAAGAAAGTCAATGGGCCGGATGCACCACCAGCCCAGGAAACTACTGTAGGCATTTTGAACGGTGGATGGGAGAATGAACTGGGATACCGAAATCTGGGCACCGTGCCGCCTGGGTGAAGCCTTCACCCTGCGAGAGTTTGGAAGCGAGCACACCGAATACCTGTATAGCATTCAGGCGGATTGGATGGGCCACCGTGGTGACGCCGCCTGTGTTTTCAGGCCCTCCCAACTGGAAAAGGAATACTGCCAACCGATACGGGTAGGGGTAGGCCCCCGACCCTGGGCAAACTGCTGGACCTACGAAGCCAAGATAAAGATTACACCGCCGGTCTGGTGCTGGGATATGCAAGAGGACACCATGTTCGGGCTTGATCTAAAGCCGAAGCGCAACGGCAACCGCCGAAAGATGAAGCTATCCTGCGTAATGATTCACAAGGGACGCCCGGTGTACCGAATTGTGGTGGAAACTGCCGACGGGAATACGTCTCAGTATCTTGACAGCATACCGGTGCTTGATCCGTATTTCGCACCGATCTGGCCCACAACTTCCGATTAATCCCCGGCAGTTGAGGAACCAGGCCCGGAGCCGGTGGCCGACCCTGTGGCGGGAACGACCGATGCGCTGGATGTGGCCACATATGCTTTTCAAGTCCTGGGTACCACAATATGCGACGCCTTGCAGGATATGGAAGCCGCAATTATCAACGGCAGCGGGAAAGAAGAACCCACCGGCATTCTCTGGGACAGCTTGGAAAACAAGCCGCCCGGTGCCTGTATCGGCGGACAGACGCCTATCAACAGAAATTATTACTATTATGTGTGGTTTGAAGAGCCACCCACGGAGGGAAAAAGCCATGAGCAAGAAACAGACCCGTAAGCCCCAGGCCGCCCAGCCTGCTGCCATGAAGAAACTGGAACACCTGGGCTATATCATCGTCCAAAGCCCCCGTAACCACCATGTAATGATTGGTATAGATGGCCGCATGGTCTACCACGCCCACTATGACCACCCATTGACCGACGACGAACTGCGGCAGCGGGTGGACGACTATATCACAATGGCGGAAGCAAAGAAAAAAGCCTCCAACTACTTCGCCGACCCTAAGCACGATCCTGCCCCAAAGAGCCGGAAACCCCGGAAATAAGGAGGAGCAATACGAAAATAGGATTGATCGACGTGGACGGCCACAACTACCCAAATTTAGCACTTATGAAAATATCCGCCTTCCACAAGGCCCAGGGCGATACGGTGGAATGGTGGTGGGGTTTTGAACAGTATGACCGGGTTTATATGTCAAAGGTTTTTGACGATAGCTATACCCCGGATATACCGGAGCCGTTGAACGCCAAAGAGGTCATAAGGGGGGGCACCGGCTACGGACTAAAAAACGCCCTGCCGCCGGAGATCGAACACCAAACCCCGGATTATTCCCTATACCCGGACCTAACCAAAGAAACCGCTTACGGCTTTCTGACAAGAGGATGCCCCAATAACTGTCCGTTTTGCTGTGTCTGCGAAAAGGAAGGGCGCGAAAGCCATAAAGTGGCCGATCTGTCAGAGTGGTGGGCCGGACAGAAAAACATTGTACTTATGGACCCAAACCTGCTGGCCTGCCGGGATCACATGGCCCTGCTGGAACAGTTGGCAGCTTCCGGGGCCTGGGTGGATATTAACCAAGGACTTGACGCCCGCCTGTTGACGCCGAAAAATATTGACGCAATCAAGAAAATCAAAATCAAAGAAATACATTTTGCGTGGGACCTTATGAAAAATTCCAAGAGGATTATAAAAGGGCTGAACCTCTGGAAGCGATACGGGAAAAAGAACCGACACGGGAAATGGGGAACCGTCTATGTGCTGACCAATTTTAATACCACTATGGCGGAAAACCTGTACCGTATATACACCCTGCGCAAAATGGGGTTTGACCCTTACGTAATGATTTACGACAAGCCCAACGCCCCGCGCGAAATCCGCCTTTTGCAACGCTGGTGCAACAACAAGATCATTTTCCAATCCTGCCGGCGCTTTGAAGACTACGACCCGAAAAGAGGTTAGAGAAATGAGTGGCAATACACATACCCCAGAACTGGAACAGCAGAAGCAGGAAAAGCTGGCCCGTTTTCAAAAACAAATGGACGCCTACGGCCTGCGGGTAGACCCTAAAGCAGTGGTATTCTCCACCAGCTTACCCAATATCGTCAATCTGTTCATGCAAACAAGGGACTATCCTGTCCGGGGTTACGGGTCCCACATCAAGCAGTTAAAGGCTGCTGGCTTTTGGGTTTTCCGGTGGCGGGAACTTGAAACCATCACCCTGGGAAGCAAAACCACCACCGTAAAACGGTCCTATTTCCGGGTCCAAAAAGTCGTTATGGTGGATGTACCCGACGAAAGCGGGGTAGGCACATAACTACCAAAAAACGGCTGAAAGTCTACGCCGACGCCCTGGAAACCTTCGGCGTCGAAACCCAGCTTATCATCTTCCTGGAAGAATTAAGAGAAATCAAAAAGAAAATATGCAAGGCCCTGCGGGGACTTTCCCACCCGACCAAGCTGGCCAAGGAGATTGCAGACACCACCATTATGATGGAACAACTACGCTTCATATTTCACGCATGCCCGGCCGTGGATAAGATCATCACCAGAAAACTGGTTTACCTACGGTGCCGGATCGAAGACGCGAAAACATAAATGGAGGGAAAGGAAATGCTTAAAATTTATTTGAAAGTTGAGAACACGGACACAAAAGCCGGGACGGTGGTTAATTTCGCATGTTTGACCGCCGCAGACGGCAACGCAGCCAGAAGCGCCGTGGAAACTGTCATTTACGGTGCCGTGGATCAGATGGAGCAAGCCGAAAAGAAAAATAAGGAGGTATAACCTATGCAGACAAATAAAGCAATTGTATTTCGGGTAACCAGCCGGGCAACAGAGAAGGAACTGGCCCACTGCACCGCGGGCACCGCCTTCCTGGACAAAGAAGACCAGGAAATCGCGGAAATGTTTTCCACCCGGGGGCTGAGCTTTACCACCGGCACCGCTGTGGTTGTCGGCATCGATGAAATCCGCCAAGAAGAAGCAAGGGCCATTTACAACCGGAAAACCCGCTTTATGGCCCACAAGCTGGCCGCCCCTGGCATGGATGCGTCGCTGCTGTTCATGGGCCTTTGCTTCGGCTGGATTGTTCCAAGATTCTTTCGGGTGCTGTTTATTGGCTGCATTGTCTGGGCAGCTTCCACAGTGTGGGGGTAACCCATGGAACAAGAAATCGAAGCAATCATCCGGGCGCTGAATCTTTGCGGGTGGGAGTATACTCCCCAAAGCTGCACCATATGTCCATACTGCGAGAAATGCCTGCCCGGCGACAATACCCCATTGCTGGCCGATACCGCCGCTCTACTGGTGAAAATTAAAATGCTATTGAAGGGAGAACAGGATGAACGTAAAGACGGTCATACCTGACCGGGATTCTCATTACAAATTATTACCTTGTAACTGCTGCGAAAGCATAGACGTGGCCTATAAGGTAGTTGAACCGAGGTTAGGGTGCTGGGCGGTTTGTCTGACCTGCGGGAACGAAACAAGGAGATACTACGCCCTGCATGATGCACAAGCAGAATGGAACGCAAACTACCGGGCCAGCAGGACCGCCAAAAAGCTGACTATTGCGTAAAGGTGTGATTTTGCATAATGTCAAAGCCATGGGAAAACAATTCCGGCTGCAAAGACCCAACGGCGTACAGGGCCGAGAAGAAAATCAGCACAGAAGAACAGCGGATGACCGATTTAGTCAACTGTATTCGCTATATTGCCAGAGTGGCCGGTTTTGAGATCATAAACCGTATCGAATTTAGAGAAATCAAAACCCGGCATACATATAAATGAAAGGAATGCTATGGTTATCAGTGAAAGCGCCCTGCTGCGGGCGATCAAAGAGGATTACAAGGGCCAGGGCTACACCGTGGCCCGCCGTCAGACCAGGGACGATGACGGCGACGTTACCGCCGACGTCATGGTACTGGATTCCGCGGGCGGCTGGGTCTACGCCTGGGAAGTCAGAGAACCCACCCGCTTACCGGAGCCGGTGGCCCTGTCCACCCTGGGCATTGACCACGCGCCCCAGAGTTGGCGGTACCTGGGGACGGATGCCTGCACAATTTTGGAGGTAGCGGCCCGTGGATCATCTGCAAGATAAGGCTGGGCCGTACTGGTACTATTACGACTTCGGGCACCTAGAACCGGGTCGGTATTATTGCGGCGACAGCTTCCAGCTACTTCCTGCGGTGGAGAGCAGCAGCGCAGACATGGTGCTGATTGACCCACCCTATTATATGGAAAAGGTCAAAGAGTGGGACACCTTCGACGGGAAAGCCGACTACCTGGCGTTTATGGGGCAGGCCTTTATACAAGCCCAGCGCATTCTAAAATTAAATGGCACTTTGGGCTTTTGGCACAATGACCTCCAAAAAATTGCGTGGCTATGCGACTGGCTGGAAAACAATACCAATATGCGGTTCGCTACCTGGGGCATATGGGTAAAGCCAAACCACCGGAAAAAGCTATGGGCTTGCCCAGGGCCAGGCAATACGCTGCGAAGCTGGTTTAATATCGGGGAGTTCTGCGTGTTCTTTATAAAGGCAGAGCCGGGAACAGCCTGGAATAAAACGGGCTTAGAACTGGCCCGCATTGACCCAAAGAACTTCGGCTCCCTGCGCGATTACTTCCGCCGCCTGCTGGAATACACCGGAGCCACCAAACGGCAGATAATAGAAATCGTCGGCCAGTCTGCCGACCATTGTTTCCGGTTCAATAGTACACAATGGCTATTGCCAACCCGCGAAACATACCTCAAGATTGTGGCGGCCTTCCATTGTGACAGTTGGGAAGGGTACCGCACCTTCGACGATCTGAAAGCAGAACACGACAAAACTGTGGCGGGCTACGCCGATCAGATACAGGCAGCCAACGCCGCCCGGTTTGTCCACAACCTTGACGCAAACCACTGTAATATCTGGATCAGCCAGGAACCCCAGGGGGGGCCGAAGCGGCACCAATGCCAGAAACCCCTTGACGTTATCGAAAGAATAATATCCACCCACACGAACCCCGGCGGCCTTGTGGTGGACTTTTTCGCAGGGAGTGGCAGCACCGGAGTGGCAGCAATCCGCACCGGGCGGGCCTTCCTGCTGATTGACCAGGACGAAAAACACCAGGCAGCCGGGGCCGCCTGGATCGAGAAAGAAAAACAAAAGGCCCTTTGCACTTAGATGCAAAGGGCAAAAAAAGAAGCACGGCCACGGCAATGGCCGCACTTCCAAAAGTGCCAGGGGATCAACTACGCTAATTATACCGCGTCCGTGGCACTTTGTCAACGCGCTGGCGGAAGCCAGCATGAGGGGCTTGTATGGGGTGATAAAAACAGAACGGTCCCATTATAGGAGGTAGCCACCATGAACACGGTACAAAGGGAAAGGCGGTTTGTTTGCGGACAGACCAAACAGAACGCCATATACCAGGAAGTCGAGATATACACCGTAGGCACGGACAAGAAGAGCCGGGAGCGGGAGAAAGAGAAAAGCACCCCTATTCCTTTCCGGGGAAAGAACCCGGAGAAGTGGGACGGCCATAACGCCAAGCAGTCCCGGAAATGGTTCTGCCGTCTACTGGCTACCAACTTCACGGAACAGGACACACATACCAGCTTGACCTATTCGGACGAATTTCACCCGAAGACCGAAGAACAGGCAGACCGGGACATTACCAATTTCCTGCGCCGTGTACGGACAAAGTGCAAGGCCCAGGGCCTGCCACCACCGGAAGCCATAACGGTGACAGAACACCAGGACGCCGACCCGATCACCGGGCAGAAGGCTGTCCGCTACCATCACCATGTTATTCTGAAATGCGGCCTTTCCCGTGACGATATAGAAGGCTGCTGGCACCGCAAAAAGAAGCCTATGGGGTGGGCCAATGCTGACCGGCTACGGCTGGACAAGGGCAGTCTGGAAGCCCTGGCTAATTATCTGATGAAATACCCGAAGCGGAAACACAGATGGAAGCGCACAAAAGGCATTATAGACCCAATCCTGCCCAAACCAAACGACAGCAAATATTCCCGGCGCGGTATCCAGAAGATTGCCACCGATCCCGCTTTATTGCATGACCGGGACTTCTGGGCCAAGAAATACCCAGGCTGGGAACTTATCGAAGCCCAGGCGGAACATAACGAATACTGGGGCTGGTCCATCATGTTGAAAATGCACCGAATACCGGAAAGAAGGGGGCGGCCTTATGCCTGTTAGATTGCAAGACCTGGGGCCAGCTGCCCAGCGCCAAGCCATTGAAAAGCTGCGCCAACTGGAACAGGAAAAGAAAAAGGCCAGAGCCGGGCCGAAGATCAGAGCGCCGGACGAAGGCAGCAAGCTAGAACAGGAATATTACACGGCCTTTATCTGGCCCAGGGAGTTGGCCGGAGAGGTGGAGCGGGTGGAGCGGCACACGCGGTTCGAGCTATTACCAAAAGCCGAATACTGCGGTATTACCCTACCAGCTGCACACTACACCCCGGATTTTTTGATTTACTACAAGGACGGCACGGTGGAAGCTGTGGAAGTCAAGCACGAAGCTATCCGCAAGAATCAGCGGGATTATATATATCGCCGCCGTCTGTTTATTGACGTTATCGCCCGCCCGAATGGGTGGCGGTTCACAGAATACATAAAACGGGAGGATAAAAAACCATGACCGATCTGGAAAAGGCTATTGAAGCCATTGAAAAACAGCAGGGCAAACTCAAAAAGTTTAGCATGGCCTACACCGTGGGCGAACAGCTGAAAGACATTCTCAGGGATCAGCCCACCGCTGCCGGCATCGTTTTGCAGGACCTTTCAAACGCCGGTATGGGGATCACTGACTGCGAGAAGAAAATCGCCGCCTATGCCAGCAAGCACCGGGAAGAGTCCGCCGGTTGCTGCCCGCCCCTGGAAGCTGACCGCATTATCCGGGAGTTTTACGGCATCCCGGCCCACATGGTTATTGGCGTCGATCTGGCAAACGGCCCGGACTTCACCGCAGAAGTGAAACCGATGCCGAAGCCCAAAAAGATCAACCTTGCTAATTTCCTGTAAGGGAGGGGCAGAAGTATGGACCTGGTGAAGTTATTACCGGACCGACCCGCAATGAGTGACAGCGAACTGTCCGCCTGGCTAATGGAACACGGCGGACGCGGGCGGGAAGTTTTGACCTATCGTAAGGAAAAGCTACGAAACCCCTTGACCGAAGAACTGGAACCAATGGCCCGCTGCACCTGTTCCGTGTGTGCTGGTGAATGGTATACAAACATTTACGGATATAGCGGCAGCTATCCAGAATTTGAAAACCACGACGGCGCGCAGTTAAACGGAAAGACCACCACCTGCCCAGAGTGCGGGGCAACTGTGGAAGCCGCATACTATACCCGACTGAGTAAACACCCCATAAAAAGCACTGCTTACCCCTGGGAGATCATCAACAGGGACGGAAACATTATGTTTATCTGCTGGGCGGTCATTTACGAAATTGACGAATACGGCCCGGCCCTATGGACGGAGAAGCGGAACGCCTATGTCCTGGACACCGCAGGCAAGTGGCGCCGTTTCACAGGCATGAGACGCACGGGGTGGTCCAGTCTGTGCCCCATGGAATATACCGGGGCATGGTATGAAATGGACAAGTTTTCTGTGACCGATGGAAACTTCCGCCGGATTCTCCCGCACGATCCTGCGGTGTACGAAGGCACCGCCCTGGAAAATGCCAAGTTGGAAAAGTTGGAAGTTGCCAACACCGGGGCCGATCTGCTTTTATACGCCCGCCTTTACCTGCGGCACCCAACTGCTGAAAATATCGCCATGAACAGCCCGCAGCTAATGGCCGCCGCCCTGCGGTACACAAAGAACGTCACCAGCCTGGACTGGATCAACTGGGGAGCCAGGAAACCCCATGAAATGCTTTACATGGAAAAACCGGATTACCGAAAGGCCACCACCCTTTCACTGGACGCCGCCTGTGCCGTCATGGATCAGCAGAAGGCCGTGGGCGCTTGTGCAATCTGGGGAGCGCCGAAAGAGTACGCCAAGACCCTGGGAGAAGACGGCGTGGCTTTTGCCTTTTCCGCCTACAAAAACAAGGACCTGCGCCGCTGGTCCCTTGTGCGTATGTGGAACTATGTCTTAAAGGTGGCAGCCACCCAACCAAAAAAACACAGGGCGATAAAGGACGCCGCCGCCCTCTGCGTGGATTACTGGAAAGACGCCAAGCGCGCGAAATTTGACCTTTCCAACTCTGCTGTCATGTTCCCGAAAGACATAAAGGAAGCCCAGGCCCGCGCCGTCGTGGCGATTAAATACACCGAACAGGAAAAATACAAGGCCAGGTTTGCAACCCAGGCCAAAAGGTTGGCGGCTCTGCAATGGGAAAGCGGCGACCTGCTTATCACACCGGCGCAGAACGAAGCCCAGCTTATTCAAGAGGGCAAGGTACTGGGGCATTGCGTAGGCGGTTACGCGGACGCCCATTGTGGCGGAAATAGTATTTTCTTCATTCGCCATACCGCTGCGCCGGATCTGCCGTTCTACACTTTGCAGTTGAATACAAAGACGGGAGAAGTCTTACAGAACCGTGGAGAAAAAAACCGGGATCGAACCCAGGAAGTCCGCGCCTTCGAGGAACAGTGGCTGGCCGTCATTGTTGCCCCATGGATTCAAAAGAAAACCAAAGCCACCAAGAAAGCGACGGCGTAATATTTCAATTCTTAGGAGGAAGCGAAAATGGAACAGCTTGCAATTTTGAACAATATCCCCAGCATGACGGTGGAGCAGCAGGAAGCCGCCGCTATGCACTTCGAGATCGTCCAGGCAGCAAAGACCGCCGTTAATAGCCTTCTTGACCTGGGCCGGAAGTTGAAGCGCATGAGGGACAGCGGGCGCTATAAAGACTTGGGATTCGCTTCATTTGCTGAGTACACCGAAGCGGCGGTAGGTATCAAGCAGCGGCAGGCATATAATTACATTCAGGTGGTGGAAAGCCTGCCCGCCCGCCTGATTGAGGAAAACGCCGCCGCAGGCGTCACAAAGCTGGCCTTGCTTGCCAAGCTGAACCCGGAGGACCGGGAAGACTTGACAGGGGAAACCCTGGCAAATATCACTGTAGCGGAACTGAAAAAGCTGGTGGAAGAGCGGGACGCCATGGCCCAGCAGCTTTCTATTTTCCAGCAGGAAGAACAGGCGGAAACCGTAGCCGAAGTGGAAGCCGAACCCGTGGACGCCGAAGCTATCCGCCAGCAGGCCATTGAAGAAACCCGCAAGCAGATGGCCGCTGAGTTTGCAGAAGAAAAGGCCAAAATGGAAGCCGCACACGCTGCCGAGATTAACGAAGCCACGCTGCAGGCTGAGAAGGCAGCGGCCGACGAAGTACGCAAAGCCAAGACCGACGCCAAGAAGAAGGCCCAGGCAGAAACCGAAAAGCAGGTGGCCAAGGCCAGAGAGGAAGCTGCCCAGGAAGCAGCGGCCAGACAGGAAGCCAAAGACCGGGCAGTACTGGAACAGGCCCAGCGGGCCGAAGTGGAAGCCCGGGAGCGGGCCGAAGCCATGGCAAAGCAGATGGAAGTGAGCAGCGACGAAGACGGCGTCCGGTTCTTCCTGCTGTTTGAGCAGTTGCAAGACAAGGTGGAAGCCATGCGAGAACTTGCGGCCACCATGAAAGAAAAGGGCAATGCAGACCAGGCCGACAAACTCATGACAGCATTGCGCGGGGCGCTGGCCGCCACCCTGGACAATCTGGAAGGGGGCGCGGCATAATGTGGCAGTCTTATTTCCTGGCAGGATGGGAGAACACCGGGGCGGTGCTGGCCGCCTTCTTCGGCGGTGCTGCCGCCGTCCTTCTGGCCTTGCTGGCCCTGGCTGTGGTGCTGCTTGCCCTGGTGGCGGTCCTGGCCTGCTTGTTCGACAGGATCACCGGGGCTATGGCGAAACGCTGGGAGAAAACCGGAAAGCGCCCGGCATATCGCTGGGCTGAGATCATAGCAGGAGGGCAACACCGTGAAGAATAACAGCCAAAAGGAACAGAACGAAAAGAAAAAGGCGGCCTTAAATGAATACCTGGACGCGCTAAAAGAAGTAGAATACTGGGCCAAGAAAGTGGAGAGCATGGAGAAATCCAACGGCTACCGCAGTATGGACGTTGCCACGGCACTGCGGCAAAACACCGGGCAGATTGGGAACCCCACAACGTCCACAGTCCTGGAATTAGAAACGGCCAGGGAAAACGAACAGGACACCCAGCAGTACGCCAAGGAAGCGAAACGCCACGTGCTTGACCTTATCAAGCAGGCACCGACGGCGGAACAAAGGGTCTTGCTTATGCGCCGGTATATCGACGGCATGAGCTGGGAAGACGCAGCGGAAGCAGAAGGCAAGTCCAGGACCTGGGCCACAAACAACCACGGCACCGCGCTGCTGCATATCCAACTTCCAAAGCAGGCGAACAGCAAGTGACAAAAAGTGTCCGAAGCTGTCCGAGAGTTTCCGAAAGTGTTAAAAAAAGTTTTTTACTGTGTTGAAAGTGTACGCTGACCTGTGATATTTTGTTATTGAGTAAAGCCACGGGATACAACCGGGGCGGATATATGGAAAAAGAAAGCCGTAGGCCAAAGCCTGCGGCTTTCTTGTTTCTACCGGAGGTGCCACTGTGCCCCTGCCTTATAACCCGGATAGCTGGCCCGCAAGTTGGATTTTGCAGTTGATTGCAATGGATCATCTGGAACAATTCTATAATTCGCCGGAATGGAAACGCTTTCGCCTGGACCTTTTGAAGTCCAGGCCGTGCCGGTGCCAGCTTTGTGAACAAAAGAAACCGGCGGTACTTACGCCACTACGTAAGCCGTGGGAAAAGAAAAGCAGCAGCAACGACCGGCGGCCGGTGGCAATCGTCCACCACGTTAACGAGGTAAGGAAGCGGCCAGACCTTGCCCTGTCTGAGTATGACGAACATGGAGAGCCTAACACCGTTATAGTTTGCCCTGGGTGCCACTGGGACGAACACCATAAAAGAAAAATTCCTGTAACAGAAGAACGCTGGTAGCCAGGACACCCCCGCCCCCTGAAATCGAAATTCCCTCGGAACTGGAAACCGAGGCCCAGGGTGGACAAAACGGGACTATCGCGCGCACGAGGGAAAAATGGGAGAAAATGGTCGCACATTATATGTTCGCACGTGTGCGCGCGTGCGTAATAGAAACCACTATTTCACAGTTTGAAAGGGGCTAGAAAAGTGACCACAGAACAGGTAAAGAAAAGCCTTATCCGGCAGCTAGAAGACAGGGGCGCGGCCGTTGACCATTTTCGTGCCCTTATTGATGATTATATTTTTTACTACAAGCAGGAAAAGAAGGCCCAGGCTGACGTCCGAAAAAATGGATTGACGGTCACCGCCCGCAGTGCGTCCGGATATGAGTACGACAAAGAAAACCCGGCAATTAAAGCAGCAGCCCTTTATAACAAGCAAAAACTTTCGATCCTGCGAGAATTGGATCTGAGGACGGACACCGTACCGCCCCCGGATGAAAGCGGCGGCGACCTGTGACACACTACATACAGGACTATATAGACTTGGTGAGATCCGGCACCGTGCCGGTATGCCGGGAACAACTGCTGCTTGTGGACCTGGTGGAAAAGATATTCCAACAGGAAAGTATTTATGTGGACGAAGCCCAGTTGGAACGGTACATGGAGCAGCAAAAGTATTTTCCATACAAGCTACTGGAGTGGGAAACCTTCTGTTTTGCCCTTCATAACTGCGTTTATAAAGCCCCTGGGCGTCTGCGCTGGCCCATTCTTATGATAGTTGTGGGCCGTGGAGCCGGGAAAAATGGCTATCTGGCCTTTGAAGATTTTTGCTTAATTACCCCCATCAATGGTATCGAAAAATACAACATTGATATGTTCGCCAATTCGGAGGACCAGGCCCGCGCCACCTTCGACGATATTTACGACATACTGGAAAGCAATAAACGGTACTTTGAAAAGTATTTTACCTGGAACAAAGAGGAAATAAAGAACCGGAAGACCAAAAGCCGGATAAAGTACTACACCCGCGCCCCCAATTCCAAGGACGGCGGCAGACCCGGTAAAGTCGATTTTGACGAATTGCACGCCTATGTAAATAGCGCGCTGCTGGACGTGGCCGTTACCGGTCTGGGCAAACGCCCCATGCCCCGGCGTACTTACATTTCCACCCAGGGCAACGTCCGGGATGGCCCGCTTGACCGGTATATGACAAAGGGCATTAAAGTCCTGGAAGCGACGGAGCCGGATAACGGATGGTTATATTTTTTCTGCCGCCTAGACAGCGACGAAGAAATCCACCAGCCGGAAGCCTGGGCAAAAGCAAACCCGTCTTTGAACGATCCCACCCGCACGGCACTGCGGGACGAAATACTGCTGGAGTACGAAGAGTACAAACAGGACCCGGCCAGCCATTCCGCGTTCGCAACCAAAAGAATGAACCGGCCCCAGGGGAACACCGAAACAGAGGTCACGTCCTGGGAAAACATACTGGCCGCAAATCAGCCATACCCGCCCGGAGAACCGGACGAAGTACATACCGCCGTTTTCGGCATAGACTACGCCGATACACGCGACTTTGTGGCGGCGGGCATCCTTTGGAAAGTCGGTGACGTCTGGTGCTGGAAGGTACATAGCTGGATATGCACACAAAGCCCAACCCTTCCCCGGATTCAATTTCCCTATATGGAAGCCGTGAACCGGCAGGAAGCCACCCTAGTGGACGAACCGCAGATACCGGCAGACTATCCGGCGGACTGGATCGAAGAACAGGCGTTGCAGAACGATATCAAATTCGGTGCAATCGACCATTTCCGTATAGCGCTTTTGCGGAAAACCTTGAAAGAAAGAGGTTGGGACCCAGACCCGAAACGCGGAAATATCAAATTGACGTACAAACCGGAGGTTTCCGAAGTTGCCCCGATTATAACCAGCGCTTTTATATCTCATAAAATCCGCTGGGGCGATTCTATGACAATGCGGTGGTATACAAACAACGCTTGTCGGAAGATCGACGGCAACGGAAATATTACATTTGAGAAAATCGAGCCAAAAACCCGAAAAACAGACGGATTTATGGCCTTTGTGGCGGCTTTTATTGTGGCGACCAAGCACGAGGAAATCTTCGAGGTATTACCAGACGTTTCCCTGCTTCCGGGCGTGTATATCTTCTAAGCGGCCCACCGACTGCTCTTATTCCCTGGAAAGGAGGTGAGAACAACATGAGATTTGCGGACTTTTTGGCCGACCTGCTGGACTACGGAGAGCGAGACACAAACGGAAACATTGTGGTAAAAACCGGGCTTACCGGGTCCGCTATTTCCAGACTGAACATTGAGGAAATCGCCCTGTTTTCCGTTATCGACCTTGTGGCATCCACGGCTGCAATGTGCGAATGGAGGACCTACCAGAACGGCGTATACCACCAAGGTGAAGACTGGTACAGGTGGAACATTGAGCCGAACCAGAACGAAAACGCCTTTTTCTTTAAGCGTATGCTTTTTGCCCGGCTACTACGATTCAATGAAGCATTGGTCTTCCAGCGCGCGGACGGCAGTGTTTATTTGGCTGACAGTTTTGGACGTGAAGTGTTTGCCTTCCGGCCTAACCGTTACACCGGGATCACCTGCAACGGCCTTTCCTTGCATAGCGACAGACTGGAAGAGGAAGTTTTTTACTTCCGGCTTGCCAACCAGGACGCCGCCGGACTGCTGCACCGTATCAACGGTATGTATTCCGAAGCCATGGCCGAAGCCCTGGACAAATATAAGCATAGCGGTGGCCGCAGCGGCGTGTTGAAAATCAAAGGCAACCCGACCAAAAACAAGGATTACGAAGACGAAGTGGCCAAAATCATGCAGACCCGGTTCAAGGCATTTTTTGAGAACAAAAACGCTGTTATCCCTCTGTTTGACGGCTACGACTACACACCGCACGACGGCCCCGCGTCCCAGAAGATAAACGGAGAAGTGGGCGACATGGAGAGCCTTATGCGGCAGGCCCAGGATCGGGCCTGTAATGTCTACCACTGCCCCCCGTGCCTTTTGCGCGGCGACGTCACCAACCAGGACGAAGCTGTACAAAACCTTTTGACTTTTGGCGTAAAGCCTGCGGTTATGACTGTCGAAACCGAGAGTAACCGCAAAATGTACGGGCGTGAAATTATGGCCGGTTGGCGTATGCGTATCGATATGACCCACATTCGCGTCGTTGATATTTTCGACGTCGCGGTAAAGCTGGACAAACTGATACAGGACGCCATGGTCAACACCAACGAAGGCCGTGGACTGGTTGGCCTTGACCCGATCCTGGCAGAATGGGCCAACACCTACCACCGCACCAAAAACATGGAAGCGGTCAACGCCCCATTGAAAGGAGGTGAAAGCACATGAGTTTAATTTCTATGAAAGTACGCCATGAGGTCAAAGCCCTGGCAACTGGGCGCGTCTTTGAGTTCTACATCACAGACGACATTCAGCCGGATGGCCGCCGGTTCAATTACGATACATATACATGGGAACGGGTAGAGAGTAACACCAGCCAGCAGTATTTCGTGGAAAATCTGAAAGACGTAAAGGAAGGCGACACCGTTAATCTGTATATCAATAGCATGGGCGGCAGCGTCAAGGAAGCGCTTGGCATTTATAGCGCCCTGCGTAGGTGCCCTGGAACTGTGGTTGCATACATTGACGGCTTCGCTGCTTCTGCCGCATCCATCATTGCTGTGGCGGCCAGCAAAGTGGTAATGCCCCGCAATACAACCATGATGGTGCATAATGCTGCCTGGGCCGTGTATGGCAATTCCAAAGACCTGCGGAAGTCTGCCGACGATCTGGACATTATCAACGCGGCCATGCTGCAAAGCTATATTGTCAAGGCGGGCGGCAAACTGACCCAGGAAAAATTGGAAGAGTTGACCGACGGCGAAACCTGGCTGAGTGCCGAAGAGTGCATCCAGTACGGCCTTGCCGACGAATACGCCGAGCAGGACGCCAACCTGGAAACCGCCGCAAAACAGTACCAGCAGGCCCACGCCGCCTTCCAGCGCCGGGAACTCCCCGCCCTTCCCGCTGCCATGGCTGCGGCCATTTCCAGCGTCATGGACGGACAGAAGCCACCCACCCCCACGTCCGCGCCCCCCGCAGAGCCGGAACCCAAAGAAAACAGATGCTTGAAAAATATCATTGCAGCAGTAATTAACTGAATGGAGGAATGTAACCATGAAAATCAAGAGTAACGACCTGTTTGCCCAGGTCAAAAAGCAGCACGAAGCCACCCTGACCGATGCTTTCAAGAATGGCAAACCTGAAGAGATTGCCAAGGCAATGACCGCCTTTTTTGACGGCATGAACGAAGCTGTCCTGCAGCGCGCCGCCGAAGAGATCGACGCCCGCAATCAGGACAACACCATTCTGGCTGCCCGTGGTGCCAATGTGCTGACCACCGAAGAACGCGACTACTACAACGGCCTGGCTAAAGCGCTGAAATCCGCCGATCCCCGCGCCGCTGTCGCAAATTACGAAGTGGCGATGCCCCAGACGGTCATTGACCGTATTATCAGCACCATTCGCAAAAATCACCCCTTGCTCGACAAGCTGAACTTTGTCAACACTGCATATCTAACCCGTATTCTGGTCAACGCCAAGCCTGCCCAGTTGGCCGCCTGGGGCAAGATTACCAGCGCGGTCCAGAAAGAAATTGAAGGCGGCGTCCAGGAAATTGCGCTGACCATGTGCAAGCTGTCTGCCTTCATGGCTATTTCCATGGACCTGGTAGAACTGGGTCCCGAATGGATGGACACCTACGCACGGGAAACCATGTCCGAAGCTATCGCCTACACCCTGGAAAGCGGCTGTGTTGCGGGCAACGGCAAGGATATGCCCATCGGCATGATCTGCGACGTTTCCCCCACTGCATCCGTTATCGATGGCGTATACCCCAAGCAAACCCCCGTCAAAATCAAGCGCCTTGACGCCAAGACTTTGGGCGGCCTGCTGGCAAAGCTGGCCCGCGACCCCAACGATGCCACCGGCGCAACTGCCCGCGCTGTCGATCCCAATGACATTATCATCGTGTTTAACCCCTTCGACTACTGGGAAAAGGTTTTTGCAGCCACAACCCTGCTGGTTGGTGGCCAGTATATGACCAATGTGCTGCCTATCCACGCTGAAATCTTCCAGTCTGCCGCGCTGGCAAAGGGTGAAGCCGTTATCGGCATTGCACCCTATTACTTTATCGGTATCGGCCCCGCAGGTAAGCTGGGCACCATTGTGGCCGACGATTCCGTCAAGTTCCTAGAAGATCAGCGCGCCTACAAGGCAAAGTTGCAGGGCAATGGCCGACCCCTGGACCATTACGCTTTCCTGTTGCTGGATGTTTCCGAACTGGAAGCCATTGTGTCCACCGTTGTGGAAGTGGCCGGCACTGTTGCTACTAAGGAACAGGCGTAACCGGGAGGGCTAAACCATGGCGGCATTGACGCCGGAACAGGTGTACGCCCGCGCCCTTAACCGCATGGGCTACACCTGGAAGCTGGACGAAAAGACGGAAGCAAACGTAAAGGCTGCCATTGAGGAAGCGGAAGCCTTACTCCGGGCCAGGTCGGGCAATTCCACACTTGACCTTACTGTCCCGGAGTATATCGGCCTGTTCATAAATTGCGCCTGGTATCTGGTGAACAATCGCCGCACTGAGTTTGAAGAAGACTACTGCGCGGAAATTGTTAACCTGCGCTTATCGGAGGGATTCGGCTGTGGCAAAAAAGAAAGTACAGTTTGAAACCTTTAACGACGGCGTGTGCGCCCTCTGGCAAGTAGAGCGGAACAAAAAGCCCACGATGCTGCTATCGCCTGTCCGCTTCCAAAACCGGGTTATAGGATTCAAACGTAATTTTGAAGCAGAGCAGAACGGACACACCGTTCAAAAACTGATTCGCATACCCAGGATGGATGTTATTAAAGTCGGAGCTTTTGTGGTCATTGAGGGCCAGCAGTACACCGTATTACAGGCCCAAAATATTTATGACACAATCCCGGAGTGTACAGACCTGACCCTGGAAAATCCAACGATCCTGCTAAAATTTGACGAAAGCGAGGTTGGAGCCGGTGGCCGGATCTGATTTTACAACCGAACTTACCGAAGTGCTGAAAGACTATACCGACGACGCGAAAATTGCCGTAAACAAAGCGGTTGAGAAATGCGGCAAGGGACTGAAAAAAGATATATCCGCCACCGCCCCAGAAAGAACCGGCAGTTATAAGAAAAATTGGGTCTGCAAGTTTTCCGGGAATGGCATTGATGTAAAGTCAGCCACCGTAAAAAACAAAAAACATTACCAATTAACCCACCTGCTGGAAAAGGGCCATAAAAAGCGCGGCGGAAAAGGCCGCGTAAAAGCCTATGTACATATCGCCCCTGCCGCTGAGAAGTGGACGGAAGAATTTGAACAGTTATGCAAGGAGGCGTGCAAAGGGTAATGGCAGTCCGCAAAAAGGTGCTGGAACGCCTGGACAAAACAGGTATTCGGAGAGAGGAAGAAACGGTGGTGCCGATCAACGGGGCAACCGTAGATCTTCCCTATATGGTGGTCCGCACCGAAGAGAACGACCAATGGGACGACATGGGCCGGGTTTGTATTTCTACAATCACCTGGACCGTTGTCCTATTTACCACAAACAAAGATTTTGCACTTGAGTGCAAAATCAGGAAAGTGCTTGCCGGTCTGAACGTGGAAGTTGAACGCTTCCCGGATGGTGAGCCATATTCTGTATATTTCACATTTACTACGAAAGGGGTAAAAACATGAGCACCACAAACACCATCGACAACAGCGAAGAGATCATCCTGGGCAGCGGAGACTTGTACATCGTGGAATTTACGGGAGAAATCCCCGACGATACCACAATCGAAGCTGACGCCAACCGTGCGGGCAATATCAAGGGCGGCGCTACGCTGGAATACTCCACCGAAAGCCAGACCGTTCAGGACGATAAAGGCCGCGTGAAAAAGACCATTATCACCCAGGAAACTGTCCTTTTCAAAACTGGCCTTATCACCTGGGCAAAACACTACATCCAGGCACTTATCCAGACCGCCCGTCTTGACGAAACCACCAAACAGGGGCACCGCCTGTTCAAGCTGGGCGGTCTGGCAAATCTGAGCAAAAAGCGTTATCTGTGGCGGTTCGTCCACACCCGTGACGACGGCCGCAAGCTGCGCGTTACCGTTACCGGCAAGAACACCGGCACCATTTCCCTGGCCTTCCAGAGTGAGGAAGCCACCCAGTGCGACGCAGAAATTACTGCCGACACTCTGGACAAGGAAGGCACACTGGTGATTCTGGACGACGAACTGGAACAAACCGGGCAAGCCGGCAGCTAATGGAGGTTAAGCTATGTTTAAGCTGAATGCTATCCCTGTCCGGCACTATGAGTTTGAAAACCCTGGAGACGGCACGGTCCTGCATATCAGGCCCCCAAAGCTGGAAACCATGGAAATTTTCAACAAGGTATTTGGGGACGCATCTTCCGCAATCAAGGATTTGGCGGGCATTACTGGTGCGATGCTTTCTAATAACGAAGAGGGCGTAAGGATCACCGCCAAAGAACTGATGTACTGGGCCGATTCTGACCAGTTGGCGGCCTTAATTGACGATTTTCTGGGGTGGCTGAACAAAACCAAAGCCGACAACCCAAACTGATAACCCCCAGCTATCCCGTAGAGGATGGCAAGGGGGTTCCCTTCTCAATCACAACGCAACACCAAAAAGTAATTGCGGACTACGCAGGCATTTCTTTGTTTGAAGTCTACCAACTGGATATAGTCACATACTGGGCGCTGCTTCACGACGCCGTTGTTTATGGCAACGCGCAGACAGAAGAGGGCCGCAAGTGGCTACACAATGCGTGGAGAATGACCAGGACAGAGCCGGACCGGCAGAAGCTGCACCAAAAATACGGATGAAAGGAGGATGAAGTGTGAATGAGAAAATAAGGGGTATTACCGTAACCATTAACGGCGACACAAAGGGCCTGGGCAAAGTCCTGGACGCTGCCAAAAAGCAGAGCATTGGACTTAACAAGGAACTGAAAGAGGTTAACAAAGCCTTGAAGTTCAACCCGTCCAGCGTCACCCTGCTGTCTGAGAAACAGGCCATTCTTGCGGATTCCGTGAAGGCAGCCCGCGAAGAATTGAAAAATCTGGAAGCTGCCCAGGGTAACGTCGAAAAGATGTACGCCGCCGGTGATATTGACCGGGGCGCTTATCTGGAATTTCAAAGGAAACTTGAAGCTGCCCGCACCAACCTTAAACGGTTACAGGATCAGCAAGTGGAATTTGGAAGCGTAGTCGGCCAGGTTATGCAACAGGCCGGGCAGGCAGTTACCGACTTCGGCGGCAAAGTGGAAGGTGTGGGCAATAAGTTAATGCCTATTTCCGCCGCCGCTGCCGCTGCCGGTGGCGCGTCCATAAAAATGGCGTGGAATTTTGAAGATGCCATGGCCAAAGTGGCGACTATTGCGGACACTACGGAAGTCCCCCTGGAGCAGTTGGAAGCAGCAATTCTGGAACTGAGCGACGAAACTGGCATTGCTGCCGGTGAAATTGCGGAAAATGTCTACAACGCAATCAGCGCAGGCCAGAGCACCGGCGACGCAGTAAATTTCGTCCGAAACGCCACCGACCTGGCCCGTGCCGGTTTTGCTAAGAGCGGCGATGCCTTGGACCTGCTTACCACAATTATGAACGCCTACAAGCTGGAAGCCGAAGAGGTGACGAATGTTTCCGATATTCTGATAGCTACCCAGAATTTAGGCAAGACCACCGTGGGCGAACTTGCCAGCAGCATGGGTAAGATCATACCCACGGCCAACGCGGCCGTCGTCCAACTGGACCAGGTAGCGGCTGGTTATGCACTTATGACCGCCAACGGCGTGGCGACGGCTGAGTCCACGACATACATGAACAGTATGTTAAACGAACTTAACAAGTCTGGCACTACTGTTTCCGACACCTTGAAAAACCAAACTGGAAAAAGTTTTTCCGAACTAATGGCCGAGGGCTACACCCTGGGCGACGTCCTGGGCATTATTAACACCGTTGCCGTGGCGGACAATAAAACCCTTATGGATATGTTTGGAAGCGCCGAAGCGGCAAAGGCCGGATTGATTCTGTTGGGCAATGATGTGGCATCTGTAGAAAGTGGCCTAGTGGAAGCTGGCGGCGCTGCTGGTGATTTTAACAATATGCTTGCAGACATCCGGGATGGAAGCGGCGGTACCGCATCCGCCCTGGAAAAGCTGGATACCAACAACAAGAAAGCCAAAATAACGTTTAACCAAGTCAAAAACGCCGCCCTAGACTTCGGACAGGTTGCCAGCAGTATGCTTGCCCCGTTCATGGAAAGCATGGCGGGCCACATACAGAACGCCACCGATAAACTGAAAAACATGGACGAAGGCCAGAAAAAGGCCATTGTAACTATTGCAGCAGTTGTGGCGGCATCTGGCCCAGTTCTATCCATTGTTGGCAAAGGCATTTCTTTGGTGGGTGGCCTTATCACCATCGGCGGCAAAGTAGTAAGCACATTCACCGGAGTCGCCGCAGCTATAAAAGGTGGAGCCACCGCATTTTCCCTAGTAGGAACCGGCGCAAAACTGGCCGGCGTAGCTATAACCGTATTAACCAGCCCAATAACCTGGATCGCGGCGGGAATTGCTGCTGTCGTGGCTGGAATTGTCCTGCTGTACAACAAGTGTGAATGGTTCCGGGACGGCGTGAACAACATAGGTTCGGCAATAGCCACCGGGTGGGATAAGGGTATGGACGCCCTAAAGGCCACTAGCCAGCAGAAACTTGACGCCGTAAAAGAAGCCTACCAGAGCAACGGCGGTGGTATCAAGGGTATTGTAGCAGCTACCATGACCGGCATACAGGAGATTAACACCTTCGGCCTGGACTTCATCGACAATTTGACCGGCGGAAAGCTTACGGCAATTCGCGAGAAATTCCTCAATAGCCAGGTTGGCCAGGCATGGACCACCACAATGGAAACGGTCAAAAGTGCCGCAAGCCTGGGCATGGAGGCCCTAAAAACAACTACCCAGCAAAAACTTGATGCCGTAAAAGAAGCTTACCAGAGCAACGGCGGTGGCATCCAAGGCATTGTAGCAGCTACTATGACAGGAATACAGGAAGCCCAAACCTTCGGCCTGGACTTCATCGACAATTTGACCAACGGCAAATTGACCAGCATTTCCAACTATTTCAGCGATAAGCTGAATAGCGCATACACCACCGTTACCGATATCCTGGACAATATCAAGAGCGCATTTTCGGAAAAACTGGAAGCGGCCCGCGCGGCCGTCAACCAGGCAATCGAGAATATTAAAAACGCTTTTAACTTCTCGTGGAGTCTGCCACATTTGAACTTGCCTCATATTTCCGTTTCTGGTGGCGTCGCACCTTACGGTATCGGCGGAAAAGGTTCTTTGCCGCAATTCCACATTGAGTGGTACAAAGAAGGTGGCATCCTGTACGGCGCCCAGTTGTTTGGCGCTATGGGCCGCCGGTTATTGGGTGGTGGGGAGGCTGGTCCCGAAGCTGTGCTGCCCTTGCGCAGTTTCTACGATGAGCTGAGCCGAATTCTGGACAACAAGCTGCCCGGCGGAGGTGACAGCCCCTCCCAGTTTAACCAGTACAACACCTACAACAGCCCGAAAGACCTGTCCCCCGCTGAATGTGCCCGGCAGACCCGGAACGAAACCCGGAAACTGCTTGCAGCCGTCAAGAAAGGATAATACCATGGAAAAAGTTGTATGCAAAAACAGCGCCACGGGGCGCACTATGACATTTGAATACGGCGACGTGGTATTTCTGGAAGGTGTGGACGACATCGGCGTGGCCAATTTCACCATAGCAACCAGCAAGGACACCGGCGTGGACGGTGAAACCGTTGAAGGCGAAAGCCAAGACGCACGGCACCCGGTTATCCGGGCTTATGTGCTGTCCGATTATGACACTATCCGGGATCAGTTGGACGCAGTCTTCCAGGAAGGCGTAGACGGCACAATGGAAATCTACCGGGAAGACGGCACCCTCCGGGTGACGACATACCGTCCGGAGGGTTGGGAACTTCCTTTTACTGGGATCGTCCGGCAACTGACCGTTAAGCTGTTGTGTCCTGATCCTAAATTCTACGATCCGGAGGAGGAATATACCACAATGGCATCGTGGCGGTCCATGCTGCGCTTTCCTCTCACCTTTCATAGTCCGTTTATCATTTCGGAACACGTCGCCAACCTGCTGGCAACGATCACGAACCCCAGCTCTACGGCCCAGGCGTTACGGATCGTATTTACTGCCACCGGTGAGGTAACAAACCCGTTTTTGACAGATGTAAAAAGACAGGAAACTTTGCAGGTGGGCACGGTAAACAAACCCTTTGTTATGCACAACGGCGACGTTATTACCGTCACCACTTCCCTGTCGAATATGCACATCATGTTGACAAGCGGCGGCGTAGAAACGGAGATCACCAACCGGGCCACCTGGCCCGTTGCGTGGTTAAAGTTGCAGCCGGGTGAAAACCTGTACCGCTACGGCGCATTGTCTGGCGAACAGTCGCTCCAGGTGCAAATCTGGCACCGGCAGAGCTATGGAGGTGCATAACCATGGCGGATCAGCCTGTTTTGTCTTTCTTTAGTCCCGATCTGGTCCACTGCTTCGATCTGGGAAAATACAAGAGCCTGCGGTGGCGGCCTATGTACGACAAACCCGGAGAGTTTGAACTGCACACAAGCCCCAGCCTGTTCCTTATGGTGGAACGCGGCCAGTTAATTCTACGCCCGGACCGGCGCAAAGAAACCGTTAAGGTGGAGGGCGTCGAGATTGAAGATGGCGACTTGATTATCACGGGCCGCTTTCTTTCCTGCACCCTGGAAGATGCGGGCATAAGAACACAGTACAATTTTAATGGGTCTATTGAAGACGCCATGCGGAAGCTGGTGGAAGAACAGTACGGGCGCGTTCCCCGCGCCCTTCCCATGAAGCTGGCATCTGCCGGGGGATTCCCGGCGACGATCCAGTGCCAGGTAAGTCTTAAAAACCTTTTGACCGTGCTGCAAGCCATGGCAAAGGCGGGCGGCCTGGGATTCCGGGTCTATGCTGTCCCGGAGGAACAGGCGCTTTACTTTGAGGTTTACGAAGGCGTGGACCGGACAGAGGGCCAGGAAGAAAACGCCCGCGTCACCTTCTCCAACGTCTATTTCAACATCGACAAACCCCATTACACGGAAAACGAAGCGAATTATAAAAATTACGCTATCGTTTGCGGTGCTGGTGAGGGTTTGAACCGCACCATTGTGGAAGTGGACAGGACCAACGGAGAAGACCGCCGGGAGTTACTCGTAGACGCCCGCGACTTATCCCAAGGAGAGCAGACCGCCGCCCAGTACGCCGCCGTGCTGACACAGCGCGGTCACGACAAACTGGACGAACACAACAGAATACAGAGTTTTGAAGCCGGCATTAAGTCCAGCAGCCAGTTTCGTTATATTACAGACTGGAACTTGGGTGACATTGTAACCGGTAAACAAACCGAATGGGGGGTGTCAATGGATCAGCGGGTTACGGAAGTCGAAGAGGTCTACGAAAACGACGCCGTAAGCATTACCCCCACATTGGGCACCCCGGCCCCCGAAACCTACAACCTGGAGGATAACATAGCATGAGCAAACAAATGGAAAAAGGTACGGAAAACGCTATTTTCCTGGATGGCCGGGATTATACCGCATCCGATCTGTACCGCCTTATTGCACTGCTTGTGGGCAATGGCGTATATCTCAACGAACTGGCTCCTACCGCCGCCAATGAGGATATGAGTATAACCCACGGCGTCGGTCATGCCTGGATCAACGGCGTTGCCTACTGGAACACCACACCTTTTGTCCTGGAAATCGCCACCGCCGACGGCAGCCTGAATCGCTGCGACAGCCTTATGGTACGGCTGGACCTTTCTACCAATGAAGTCTACGCCATGATTGTACAAGGCGTATATGCAACGAACCCCACACCACCGGCCGTTACCAGGAACGCTGAAACCTGGGATCTGAAAATCTGTGATATTTACATCCCGGCCGGTTGTACGAAGATCACTCAGGCCCAAATAACCGATACCCGGCTGGATTCGTCCGTTTGTGGCGTTCCCGTGTTCCCGGTGGAGCATTTGGACATGACAACGTTCTACCAACAAATTGTCACAGATTTGGAAACCTTCCGTGGTAAGGAACAGGCAGACTTCGAAAAATGGGCAGAGGATCAGGAAAGCAGCCATTTAGCCACCCTGTCCAATCTCGTGGAGATTGTACGTAAAACCAGCAATGACAGCAAGGACGGAATTTTAAACTTGTTGGCGCAGTTGAATGAACTGGTTGATAGTGATACAGTTGGACAGTTGATTGCACAGATTAACAGCGCGGTAAAAAAATCCGGCGACCAAATGACCGGCGACCTGGATATGAACGGGCATTCCATCATCGGTGCCAAGCTGGAAGAACAGGTTATGACCACGCTCAGCGCCTCCGGCTGGTCTGCATCCGCCCCCTATACCCAGACCATTCCCGTGGTGGGGGTCACGCCGGAAAAGCCGCCGCGGGTTACGCCGGTATTCTCCGGGGACGCTGCTGCGGATATTGCCCTGAAAGAGGCATGCGCCGCAGCGAGCTATGCCAAGGCCGGAAACGGGATGCTTACGTTTGTGTGTCTGGAGGATAGGCCCGGGGTTGACATCATGGTACAGGTGGAGGTGCGCTTATGACGGATACATACGCATATCTATATGGTTTTGGTACAGGTGGCGGGAATTGGGGTGCCCTCACCGTCACAGCCCCGGCTGGTGTCACGGTCAAAGTGTCAAAAGACGGAAAGACCTACACCAAAACCGCCAATGCGGACGGGCAGGCGGTTTTTAAGGGGCTTGATACAGGGACATGGACCGTGACCATCACCGACGGCGTACAGACAGCGACACGGACCGCTGAGGTTGTAGCCGACTACGCCATAAGCCTCACGTTTTTTGCGGCGACCATCAACATCACTTATCCGGTTGGGTCTGTGTGTACCTGCTCGGACGGTGTGACCACTCTGACAGCACCGGACACATCCGGTACTTGGGCGTGTGTGGTGCCCAACACGGGGACGTGGACGGTAACGGCAAACGGATGGTCAGAGGCTGTGACGATCACGGCGGCCGGAGAGCAAGCCTCTGTGGATCTGGTAAATATCTATTTGTTTAAGGGTGGCGACCAGTACACAAGCAGGACAGGCGGCTGGGAAACCAGCGTATATCATGATGGATTTTCTGTTGCCGGAACACTTACAATCGGCAATACGATGGACCTTGCATTTAGCGCCTCCTACGCAACATCGGGGTTTGTCCACACTAAAAGCAAAATTGACTTGACCAATATATCCCAGATTGTCTGCACGCTTGCCATATCCCGATATTTTGATAACGTGCGATTGGCCGTGGATGATAATACTGCACATCCACCAATCGCAGAAAAAACCATACAAAGCGGTGGGACATATACGATAGATGTGTCTGCACTGACAGGTGATTGGTACGTCGGAATTGCTGCTCACAACAATTACCAGACACGCAAATCATCCGCACTGAGTATATCGGAGGTTAAGCTTACATGACCGTGTATATCGATAGAGATTTTAAGGTCCACACATCCAATGATGGCACCATGACCGCCGTGGAGGCCCCTTTTTTTGACGGAAAATGCCCTGATTTTATCGAGGGCTACCGCTTTGTGCCGGCCGGGGAAAGCTGGACACGGCCGGATGGTGTGGTTTTCCACGGTGAGATGGTCGCCCCATGGAAACCGTACCAAGAGCTTGCAATGGCGCAAGCACAGTATGAGGCCGTGTACGCGGATCTGCGAGCGGCCTATGTGAAAGGAGTGGATAGCGTATGATGGACCCCAAACAGATCATGTACAACGAGGGCCGCCGCCAGGCGCTGGATCTCCAGAGACGGGCCCCCGGCATGACCGGCACCGAGATCATTGCAGAGGAGGGCAATGTGCCTGCCTTTGACCCGGACAAGGATTAC